GAAATCTTCATCATATATAACACTATTATCGTCTGCAGTGATAGAAACTGTCTTGCCGTCTACACCTATAGATCCATCTTGTACTTTTACAATTTTAAAATCTTTGGTTCTACTTTCGCTGTCGTCTGCAGCCTCTCTAACGGTTACCGAAAAGTCTAAAGAGGCACCATTATCATACTCGATTCCTCCAGAACCATCATGGATTGGCCATGTTAACGTTTGATTCGTTACCGCCGAATTGCTAGAATTAATATAGGTAGATTGAGCACTCCCACTTACCGCAGGATCTCCTTGAGTGAATCCATTACCTGTAATTATAAATTCTGGGTCATCATATGCGAGCGCATCGGCCGTAAGTGTAATAGCAATTTCATTCTGAAGTACAGAAGCAGAGTTATAATTAAGAAAGGCAATATTTGTATCAATAATTAATGCGCGAAGTCCTTGTAAATTAGGATCTATTGACCAATTAAGTCTGTTATGTTTATAAGTACTTCCATTTCGGTTTATCTGTGCAATAATAGCATCATTTGAATAATCATGTCGTAAAGTTGCTCTTGCTACAGCCTTTGACTCGTCTACACTAACAAGTTCACTACTAGTGCTGTTTAAACGCCTATCTGTATATAAAGTATCGTCGTCTTCAATATACGCAACTTTTGCAGCATAGTAAGTATTAGTTGCTGTTTTCAGACGAATAATATCCCCTATTTGGAATCTAGTAAGGAACGCTGTAGTTCCCTCTGACTTTACAACTTTATTACTGCGTGCAGCTACCTTGACTCTGGCATCTGCACTGTTTGTACAATCTGTCCAAATATTCTCTGAATTAGTAACAAATTGATCATACTCATACCAATGAGTTAAAGCTGTATTCTTAAAAATAGATCGAGTATGATGTACTAATTTCAAATAATCAGTAGTATCATCCGCATCAAAATAAATAAAAGCAGTAGTTATTTCTTTCCCACTTGTTGCCATTGCAGTAAGAATTTGTTGATGTGTTGCAACAGTACTTTGATTTGCATTATTTACTACAGTTCCAGGCGCTCCTAATGATCTTATAGCAAAGTCTCTAGTATTAAAACTAAAAGTGTCTCCAACTTTAGAACTTTCTGTATTTGCAAAAATCCCGCCCGGAACTCCTTCTTTACTACGTACGCATTGTACTTTAAAAGGATCAGAAATCTCTCTTGATTGCCACTTAATTTTTGATCTATAATTATTTTTGCCAGAAAAACTTTGAACCCCAAAATTATAAATACCATCGGGAATATTTCTAATACCCACAGATTGTCTTTGGCCCCTGACTAAAAGCGTCTCTACTTCTTCGCTATTTACACCGGGAATAGGGGGATCAATATATACATTATAGCCTCTAATTCCTGTATAAGGAGTCCCATCATTGTTTCTAGGAAGGTCCCATTGTAGAGTTACTTCTTCACCTTGTCGTTTATGATCTGATCTGGTTAGTATATAGACTGCGTCAGGCGCAGGAATATAATTTTCTTCCGGTCCATTAACAGGGTCTTGGGAAGCTAAATTAAAGTCTTTATCAATAGTATCAAATTTTGAATTATAAAATTCTACACAAGTAAGCGCGTAGGTTTGGTCTTTTTCTTCTTTTATACCTAATATTTTATATTCTTTGTAGGAGGGAGTGGTATTGCGTCCTTTATAAATCTCTTTGATCGCCCAAATTGTAGCATCCGGAATCTCTCCAGAAAATGCTGAAGGAATTGCTATTTGAGTGACCCCATTAACTACTGATACATCACTAGATGTGAATGACTTTGTTTCTACAGTAGTAGAATTTCTGAATTCTACAAGCATATCCTTACCGGAGTTATCTTGAATATTAGAAATATTCTTTTGTACCTGCTCATCAGAATCGGAAGTACCAATTAAAGCAGTTGAAGTTCCTGCAATTTTTGCATATTCAACTTCATCTCCTCGGTTATATGTATAAGTGGTACCTGAATGAGTAACAACTGCGGGAGTATCTTGAACAAGAATTACACTTCTAGTGAGAACAAGTAACGCAAGGCTATAACTATAATCTGCAGAGCTTCCAAAATTAAAACTTTCCGCCTCTCCACCATCTATTTGAGGCTGGCTAGAAATAGTAACAATATCTCTGTCAAGAGTAATAGCGGAATTACCAGAATTTGTTATTCTACCACTAAAAGCAATGCCCGTGTCGTTTTCTTGCTGAACATTGACTACATCTCCGGGGGTTAAGAAGGAAGCATTAATAGCCGTCTTAAAATTAAGAACTTCTGTTTGATTAACGGCAGTCCAAGTTTTCCATCTACCGTACCTAATGGCTTGCCCTTCTGTAGTACAACCAAAAGCAGTCGCTTTTTTAGGTACAATTCTTCCTGTGTCTATTATATTCTGCCTATCTTCTATTAAAATAGGTTCCTGCCGGTATCCAGAATCCGGATTATTCCACAGAACTGTATATTGATTTGCTCGAGTTTTACTACCAGTGGACTGTATATTTATGCTATCTTCAAGGATATTTGATTGGGAAAAGTTATAGATTGGGGACGCGGGAGAGTCTTGAACAAGCAATAACTCCCCATCTAACCAATACATAATAGCGCGAAATATAGTCGCCATATCTTTCAAAACTTTATAGGCTTCTGTGGCTTTAGTAAGATATAAATTTGATGTAAATCTTGGCTCCGTTCCTCCTTGTGCGGCAGGAACTAATTCGTCACAATACTTTGCAATTTTATATAATTGGAACTTATTAATATCTTGAGCTTCTAAAAAATCTCCTAACCCATAACGATTGTTAGTTAGCATATCATAAAAACACCAAGCAGGATTATCCGTATAATATAGATCCTTACCAAGTCCACTAGTATTAGTTGTACCTTCATCACTAAACTCACCATTCCACATTCCTGTATAAGTAGCAACCCCTGTAGTACTTAGGTGTCTAGGTGTATAATTAGAAGGAATTTTTACTTTTAATCCTCGCATATGATAAGAACGCTTAGGGGGTTGGCCAAAGCTTTGGGAGCTAAATTCTAAATGTGCACATGAGGTATACGGGTAGTTAACTCGTTCATTTATTGTACATATAACTTGAGAAATTTTACAAGAATCAACTACTGCTGCAATCTCCGTGGTTTTGTCAAGGACTAAATGGGTCGCAGATGAACCTCCTCTTCTACCGGTATGTAAATTAGAATTTGACTGCCCATCGGGAGTAATTCTTGTCATCTCCAATTTCATATTTCTAATATTTCGGAAGGTATGTACAGGTATTCTAATTACATGAGATGTTGCGGTTTTCTTCATCCCAAATCTAGACCAATAATCAAACGCTCCTCCAGTAATATCTATATCCCAATCAGTAGTATTGTTACTACTACTTTCCGAGCCTAATATACGAATATGAAAAGCTGCCCCACTATTGCCATCGGTATTTTCTTCAGTGGTATGAAAGAATCCCTGAGGCCACTCTAAATGAATTCTTACTTCATCTATTTCGGCTATTTGAGCCCCTGATAAAGTTTCTCCAAATACTATAATTTTACGAATTGCTCGTAAATCAGGATTATTATCATTAACTAAAGCGTCGACCTGTGATTGAGTAGGATAACCTGCTCCGTTAACCTCAGATACAGTAGGCCAAAGGCACTTACTAGTGAATGGCTCCAACTGAGTACCGGTAAGAGTAACTGGGAAAGATACTACCCCAAGTCCTCCTAATTGGTCAAAAGGTGCTTGATTTAAAGTACCTGTTCTAAACTCAAGACTAGCACCGGGGTATTTTTCTTGTGCTTGGGAACCCCCTGCTGTTCCTTTCTTAAATACTTGCGAACTCAAAGAAAAATGTGCAGAGGTTATATCAGCAGTAGTCCACTTCGGTATATAAATTCTATTTCCAGAACTTGTGGTTTCAATATCGCACCTAACGCTACGATCTATAAAAATCTCAGATACTGCGCCCCTATCGGAAACAGCAGCAGACTGCAGCCAGACATCATTATCATGAATAGCATTTGAAGACATATACCAGATTTTAACTTTTGCTCTTTTTGCTCTACCAGCGCTATCAGCATCTCCGTCTGCATAACCCCCATCTCCTAAGAAAGTTATACTGCCCCAAATACTTTCTCCGGTAGTACCAGATTTTATTCTGACAGTAGGCTTCAAATTATACATTGCAGGAGTATCTCTACCTGCCTGTACTTTATGGCTTTGATAAAAGAAATCTTGTGTAGCGATACTACTCGGATCAACTACACAAACCCACAAGTCTCCAGTAATTGTACCATTCTCGTGAATCATCTCTATATTATTCTGTTCTATTACGATAGAAGCGGAATGTAGATTATGAATAGATAACCACCGCCAAGCTTTGGCATCTGTTTTAGTCTCACTTAAATCATTTAAAAAGACTTCATTCCCTTCTTTGTCTTTAACAATGCCATAGTCTGGACCAGTACTACCAGTATTATTAGTATCAATAGATAGCCTGTAACCTGTTGCTGTGGAAGTTAAACCTCTTGAGCTACTATCTATTAATTGATCTCCTGCTAAATAAACAGAGGCTTCTCCATTGACTAACCCCTCTACGGGTCCTTCTGATAATGCATCAGTAATAGTTACTGTTTGTATATCAGATCCGAATGCTCTTTTCCATTCCAGGCTGTTTTGTTGGTGTGGATTACCTATGTTCATTATGCTGGATCCTCGAACATGCCGGTAGGTCTAGTTATATTGCCTTGCCCATCGCTTAATCCGCCAACTTGTACAGAGTTTCCTTGTCCATAGTTTGTTTTACCGTCAAAATCATTTTCTAAGTTAAAAGATATTGGCTGTCCTGGAACACGTAACTCCCCATATAGTACGGGTACAGGTGCACCTTCGGGAACAGTGTGTTCAGAACCTTGAAATATATACCCCTCTTCCATTCCTTCAGCATCAGCATCCACTGATGGATCAGGAGCCATCATTTCCATAAGACCTCCCATCACTAGACTAAGGCCCACACCTACTGCTATCTTAGCCAGCATTGTTGAACCTAAAATACCACCACTAGCCATTAACGGCCAGGCATATATAAGTATAATTGCTCCAATAATTATTTTTATAGCTCCTTTTGAGCCTACCGGAGTAGGAGTAATAATTATATCTCCTTTATCTAAAGGAAGAACTAATTCTCGATCATCATCTAAATACTGATCAGCAATTTTTATAGTGAATCCAATATCCTTTTCAGTCGAATCAAGAAAGTATTTCTTTACGCCTTTATAATTAGCATCCAAATAATGAATAACATCCTTAACAGTCTCGGCTTGTACTTCGGCAACCCTACCAAATTTTTCACCTATTTCTCCATTTAAATATACTTTACGCAACATAACGATAGCCTCCCACTAAATATTGGTGCCAGAATGGGTATAAGTTTTCTCTGCATGATAGTCTATTAACTGCATGGTGATAAAAAATATCATTCCCTAAATACACTCCACAATGGTTATTTACTTCTTCCTGCACTTTAAAAATTAGTACATCATTTTCTTGTAATTCATCTAAGCTCACGGGTTTCCCTTTCCATTTTTTAACCATTTCTGTAGTAAAATAATCCAATCCTTTAGTATACCAATTATCTTCAAATAGGGCACGATGAGGTATCTCCATCCCCTGCTGAAGCAAATAATCACGTACTGCTTCAAAGCAATCTTTAACCCCAAATTTATATTCTCGCCCATATAAATCTACTGTATTTGTTTCCGGTTGTACCACTGTTAACTCCATATCGGGGTAACTAAATATATAATAGGGAATACCCATAGCATTACAGTAGTCTTTATCTGTTTGTCCGGGCTCGGAACTGTCTCCTATATGATTATGTACAATTCCAATAATATCCGTAGTAAGTAACAATCTTATATATTCTTCCGAATCCATTATAAAGTCATCAGGATTCTCTGCAATATTTGTAACAGGAAACCACTTCTTTTTTCCTTTAACGACTGAAAGTACTCCGCAACCCTCTCTAGGGAACTCTTTATCAAAATGTTCTTTTATGGCATCTATATCCATTACATATGTCTCCTACTACCTGGAAACCCTCCAAATGGAAGAATATTTTGATTAACTGTATCTGTTGAAGGAATAGTGTAATGTCCCTGACCTGTTGAACCTGTCTTAAATTGAAAACGTATTTTACAAGATGTTAATAACTTTCCACATTGATCAGCACGAACCCAATGCCTAGAGTTATCCGAAGGAGTTTGATTATTATTAGTGGTCGTGACTCTATAAACTGTTGTGTCCTCTCCAAAATTAAACGAGGTATCATCTTTACTGATTGCATTAGTGACTGGATAAACTACCATCTCATTTCTTCTTGCATCATCACTATTTGTAGAATATGTTTGACCGGATATAAATGGCTCATACACTCGTACTTGTTGCCAAGAACTTTCCGCACTACTAGGAACAGTACTATTACTTGCAACATTTGATCTCCAATAGGTGAAGCCTCCGCTTCCATCCGATAATCCTACAAGTGCATCTAAAGCAAAGGAGCCTGACGTGTTACCGGGATGTGTATTTGCTCCGTTTAAGCCTGTTGGAGAACCATGAATTAAATATTTCCAGACTATAGGCTCATCTTGGTCGGTAAAATATACCCTATATCCCTTGGTACTAGAGTCCGAAGTTTGATATTGTGTAAATTTACCCCCTTTATGCCAAGTGCATGCTCCAGTTGGTGTAGTAAATGATCTTCCAATATATACCCAAGGACAGTACTTCCCGATTACTTGCCTGTTGGGCAAGCGAATCCCTTCTAAATCAAATGGGCTAGCTAACTCAAAAGATACGAAAGAACTGGTTTTTGTTTTTATTGCATCAATAACATAAGATTTTTTAGGGTATTCAACAACTGCTTTTGTACTCACGGTAGAAGGATCTAAGGTTAAGTATTTTTCTAAAGTTTGTCTTTGTGTTACTCTTTTACCCACTAATTTATCTATAGTGAAGTCTGCGATCCCGTTTGTTCCTCCATCAGCATTTTGAAAAACTGAACTGCTTCTAATGATTGATTCTGCATTAGCTACTGTTAGAACCGGTCTATTTTGTGATCCGTCATTTTTAACGTCAATATTACTCATACTTATAGGCATGGCATAGTAAGTGTTGCCATCAAAAACAATAGGAGAAAAGTCAGTGCCTGAAATTCCAGGCCCTGTAACTGTCATGCCTACAGTTAAGTTTGCGGAACTTGCGACTACGACATTTGTGCTATTTGATACATCCAGACTCGTGGTAGTAGTAAGTGTGGTAGTGGAACCAGTACTGTTTGCCGCGTACCCTTCAAAAGTTAATGTGACTCCATCAGTAAGTGTTTGTGCGACATTCAGTGTAAGGTTATTACCACTGATTGCAGCAATTCTTACATCCGTGCTAAACCCTGGATGGAAATGTAATGTAGTACTTGTATCCCAAACAAGATCGTATAAAGTAACAAGCCCACTTTCAACTTCCAGACTTTGTACATCTGCTACAATTAAATTCTTATTGCTCATACGCCGTATATTCTTCTAAATTTTGCAGTTACATTATAATAATCACCACTAGCATACTGTATTCCATAGTTTTCACATACTACTTGTATAGTTCTTTCATCCCCGGACGAATTAGTGTCCGGCACTGTAAACGGAAAAGAAGTAACCCCCGCTTTATCATCAAAAAACTTAACAATATCATCCGCTGTAGCTTTTTCTCTATTTTTCATATTTATACTATAAGTTTCCTCGATTGAATTGATTCCAGATTTTGAACGTTGTTCGTACCCACCTCCAAATCTTGCTGTTCTAACAGATGGTTTACGCTTAGCCGTTAAATCATTATCTGGGCGAATAGTAGCAGTAGTAATACCTGTTCCTGAAATTTGAAATCCGATTGCCATTATGCTACTCCATAAGGGCTTAACATACCCCCGGCTCGTTTTTGATTTAGCAATTCTTGTTGAACAGCAAAAGCCACTTTTTCGCCTAGCTCTTGTGCTTCCTGTCCATCGGCCTCCGAACTAGTAGAAACTCCGCCTTCACTATCTATATTTACAGTAACTCCCACATTATTGGTTCCGCCTCCAAGCGCGGTACCCCGATTATGAGGGAATGTTACTGGTATTTCTTTACCATTAGGTAAAGGAACTACTGCTTCATTTCCGTGCAGAATTGCGGGGTACCCGGACATTGGGCCTCTTGCTATCCCTCCGGCCGCATATCCTAAAGGAGGATATATGCCTGTTTTTCCAAAGCCCATTTTTGTATATATAGCTGTGATGAGTTGACCGATTGCACCTATTAGGGTTGTTTCAGTAGCTACAAGTGCTCCTTTAGCAGCTATATCCTTGGCTCCAAACA